TATTCAAGAATACCAAATTTATTTGTTGTACCATCATCATCTTTAATAAAAACCCCACCGTAACTCGTCCCTGTAGAATCAAACAGTATGTCTAATTGTCTTACCCCTCTAATATTTCCATTAACATCCAACTTCTGTCCCGGAGCCGTCGTCCCGATGCCGACGTTGCCGCCGTTGAAATAACTGTTTCCACTAGTATTTATTACATTTGTTAATGTTGTAGCGTTATACATTCTTATTTCATAATCATTAGAACCATCATATAAAAAGACATTTCCGTTTGAAGGTGCTATATAGTAATTTCCTACGCTATCCGTAGATGTTCTCGTGTAGTGAGCAGTGTCAAATGATTGCCTAATAGTTCCACTTTGTCCATGAACATTTAACTTATCACCCGGCGCCGTCGTGCCGATGCCGACGTTGCCGGTAGTACTTATATCCCCATTAGTATCATCAAAGAGCCATTTATTTGTGGTAGCACCTACTGTGTTACCATCACCAACTGTTAAATTCCCACCTGTTAAAGAAGCTGTACCATCTGTAATTGTACTGCCTGTTATAGTATTCGTGGCTGTCAAAGCTCCGTCTGATGGAGAATTAATCTGTGTAAATGTACCGTTAACTATATTTCCATCTCCTGACATAATATTGTCAAATTGACTTACTACTGTGCAATTAGTACCTATTGATAAACCATAGCTTGAACCGCCACCATCGGCAACATGCAAATGATTATACATTCCACGTATAGCAAGAGAAGTAGCAGAAGTGTATATAGAACCATAAGCAGTCTTACCTGCACCTCCACAAGTAACGTGGACAGTATTACCTATATATTCACTGGTACCAGAACCAGCTAAATAAGCCACACCATTAACTATTACTGCGTCTGTGTCGGTTACATCTACATTACAACGGTATAAATCTAAAATACCTGTACCTGTTCCATATCCTAAAGTAATTGCATCAGCAGCGTTAGAGCCATCTATATCCACTGTAACTCGCCTTAACTCAGCAGATACTCCTGCTCCTAAAGTTATCGCTTGTTTAATCTGTCCTGTTGATATTGCAGCATTATTATATTTTAAAGTTCCTCGTACTTGCTTAAAAGTTCCTGTTGTATTTATTACAGTAGGACTTCCAGCAATCGTCCCTGAAGCCGCAACCTCTAAATGTGTATCGCGGCAGGAGAGTGCGCCGCTACCTGTTATCATATCTATTGCAGAGGTATAAGTTCCTACAAGTTTAATATTACTCATTCTACAACCTGTAAACGCACCGAAATCGCATATTTGGGCTGTGTTGGTAATCATTGTTTGGAGAGTAAGACCAGCACCAACAATACATTGATTATCAGCTGTGAAATTGAGTGTATCATCGGTGTAGGTTCCCGGATAGACTATAAATAACTCATTACCTACTGCATTGGCTGTAAGTGCTGCTTGGATAGTAGTGTAATCTCCCCCTGCAGGAGAAATAGATACTGTTTTAGTGTAAGGTGTTACGATAGAACCAAAATCACCTATGCCTGTAGTGGTATAATCTCCTGTGCCTGCGGATATATCTACATCTGCGCCTGTAATATTCCCCATTCCTGTAAGGTTGCCACCTGAGAGGGTTGCTGTGGAGTCTGTGAGAGAAGTACCAGTTATGGTAGCCCCTGTAAGAGATGCTAAGGTATTGCCACCTATTCCATAGTTATATAGAGTGAATAAATCATTATCGGCGTTGTAATCTAAGTATCCGTGATCAGGAGGGCTTCCAAAGAAAAACTGCAAACTTGAATTACTGCAACCTATCCCCGCGGCTGTTATAGTTTGGTCTGTTGAAGAACCTCTATCGCATACTGTGTCAAGGGTGTCTGCCTCGGTAGCGTCAAAGGTAATAGTATCCCCCGACTCTGTTATTGTTATAATACCAGTATCAGCAAAGGTTATTCCGAGTCCCTCCGTTGCTTCTGCGTCAGGTGTAGTTATGGTGTTAATTTCATTTGTAGTAGAGCTATCATAGTCTGTATCGGCTGTAGCGGTGCTTAACACGCCCGTAGTGCCATTTACTTTCACTATGCCATCAGATAGACTTGTTAGGGCTTGTTCGGCTGTTAGAGTAGCATTTACGGTCTGTGTGATGTAGGTTGCATTTGTGGGGGCTCCACTTCCGCCAGCTACCTCATCTAAGGTTTCAAGGGCAGTCTGTACATCTATATCAGTTGAAGATAGGTTATTATCAAAGTTAGTAGTATCTGTTTGCACCCCTTCCGCGAGAAATACCTCTACGCCATCAATAAACTCGGAAGCATAAGCACAAGAAGCAAATAGCAGTATAAAACAACCTATTAGTAATTTCTTCATTGACTTTTTAGCCTTTTTAGTTCTTCGGTTAATTTCTTATCCCGGACTAATTTCTTGAATTTCAGCTCGTCTATCTCAAATTCTGTCTTTTGGGTGTCTAATTCCCTTAACTGTGCTCTAAATGATACCTCTAACGCAGTAGCTTTATTCTGGGCCTGTAGAGCTTCTTTCTTGGCTTCTTCTGCTTCAGCTAATACTTTATTCATTGCTCTGGTTACTGATTCATACTCGGCTTTCTTGATGTTGTAATCTTTTTTAGCTTCTTCGAGTTTGATCTTCTCTCTTTTGAGTTCTTCTTCTAGATGTAGATACTTATTCACTTGCCCTTTGGCTTCGTGTAGCATATCCTCAAGTGATAATTTATTCTCTTTTAGCTCAGAGGTTTCTTTTTCCAACGAACTCTTAGCAATCTCTATTTCCTCATTGTATCTATCCTGTTCCTTTGAGAAATCATCTATCTTCTGTTGTAGGAGCTTTTTATCGTGCTTTAAGAGTTTATCCTTAGATACCAAATCTTTCTCCGCTTGGATATTCTTTTCTGCCTGTTTTTTGGCTATTTCTATTAAATTATCGAGTTCTTTCTTAGATGAGTTAATCTCTGCTATATCTTTAGTAATCTGCCGTTCTACCTCTTTACCATTTTCCACTAAGATTTTGTTCTTGGTGGTTATTTCTTTTTTTTTATCTTGTTCTTGTAATGCCGCAGATTTTATCTTGTCTATGTCCTCTAACAATCCGTCTTTCTTTGTTTCATTCTTCTTGATGTCTGATACAAGCTCTCGTTTCTTAGCTCTTATTGTTCTTAATGTTGCCTCTTCCTTTTGGATTTCTGATTGTATCTTTTTTAGCTTATTGATCATCTTAACACCTCACTCAGTTTAAGTTCAATGTAACAAACGCCTGTCGCGTTGGCGTTGGTAACTGCTATTTTAATCTCATCACCAGCATATTCTCTTTCTTGTCCGTCTGGTCTAAATACATAGTCTTGTGCAGATACTAAGCTCTTTTTGGCTAATACTGTGTCGTAATTAGCCCCTTGAGCTGAGTCTCGGGTAATAGTTATAGTCTCTGTGACAGCGACAGAGAAATGTATATTTATACTCTCAAGCCTAAATCTTCTACCTACTGATGTAGTAAAAGCTAAAGCTGCCGCGCTTAGATCCTGTGAAGTAGTTATCGGTATTTTTAAACTTCCCATATATTCTCCTATTTAATGTCTACGCCTTGTAAAATAGCATAACCCGAACCATTATCCGCAGACCCATTCCCCATCACGCATATCCAGCTACCTTTAGGCACTAATATTGGCTGAGCATAGCTTCTTGATACATTGTATGGCGATGTTGCAGCGGCATCTATGAATATTGAGTCCAGTACCTCAAAACCATCTCCAGAGTCTAAACTATCCGCATCATCATATCTTCTAAGCTGAAAGGTTACATTCGCCGCAGTTGTGTCTACTCCTACCGCCCAATAAGTAATTAAACTTCTTCTCTCTCCGTTAAAATGCTGAGATACTTGAGCCTTTAAACTTCCTATCGGTATGGATATAATTAAAGTATCGCCTGTTTTCTTCCTTACTGTGATCGCCCCGGCGCACTCTATGTCTACTGAGGCTTGGTCTACATACCTGAATGTAGTGCTTGAGGTCTGAACTGTCGTCCCCGCGAGAGCAAAACTCTCTGAACATTTATTGCCATTTGAGTCAATCCCTGTTACAGTAACGGTTTGTGTCGTATCTCCTGCTGCTGCGCTTAATACTTCTATCGCTTCCTCTGCTGCCAACTGAGCATAGGTCGTGTCTAATTCTGTCAAAAGAGTCGCTGCTGCGCTTAGGTCATCATCTGCCGCATACACACTCCACCCTACAACTTCATTAGGTCTATATCTATCATAGACCGCGTCTGTAGCAAAAGCAACCTTACACATTACCAAAATCACAAACATAGCCAATACAAATTCCACCCATTTTCTATAATACATATTGTTTCTCCTTTTTGTTATACAATAACCCAACTATTATAGCCGTAGCATACATTGTAGGTCCTAATTGCCATACAAACGATGCTCCCGCGCATACGCATATACATAAAAAACTAGACATTAGAGCCATAGTTTTGTAGCATTTCCTTTTAAAATTATATATAAAAACATGAGCAATCATCATAATCATTAAGATTGCCCCTATAATACCATTGGAGTATAGTATTTCTAAATACTCATTATGAGCCTGCCAAAAGTTATTATGATGCCTGATATGATAGGTGTATTTAAAACTGCCTAACCCTAACCCTGTAAGAGGAAAGGTTGCTTCAAAGTCTTTCTTAATAGGTTTATTAATATCTTGTGCGATAACTTTCCAGTTAGTGAATCTATTTGAATCTGATATGTAACCCGGAACTGCCTGGTGAATCTTTAACCCTACACCCAGACAGGCAACTAGTAATAGAATCGCTATTAAGGCTTGTCTACGCCCCTTCACAGCGAGTAAGAACAATAAAGATACAATCATACCCCCTATTGCTACTTGGCTCTGCATTAAGAGTACTATTATAATCATAAATACAGAAAGGGCTCTCTGTTTAAGGTAGAACCCTATAGGGATAAGCATCGCTATTAAAGCTGAGGCGAATGTAACATGCCCCAAAAACCCACCTAATCGTGCCTGTTCGTGGAATTGACCGTTTAATTTAAAGATTTGGTCTATCCTAACATACTGAAACCCTACATATATTGCCATTCCTAAACCCACATAAAACAAGGTTTTCAATATCAAGGCAAATTCTTTCTCACTAAAGTCGTGTCCTGCGATAGCCACGATACCTAATAAGTAAACTAACATGTATGAAAATGGCTTCCATGACCAAAATATCCCTAGAGAAACACCTTGCAGATTGAGTCCAGGACTAGGAGCAATCATTATCCCTAACCACACAAACCCCACAAATATAAAGGCAAGATAATTAGGAAACCTTTTTATCTCACCCTTATAAAGACTAAACATCCCCAGGAATAATAGAAACGCCACCGCTAAGGCGGACTTAAGTTCTCTTATATCCTGACCCTTAATAGTGATGTAGCATACTACTATCATTCCTAGGGATATTAGTTTTTGATACATATTATGATCCTGTTGCCCAGGCGCCTTTGTAGTCAACAACATACCAGTCACCACCAAATGCTACCAATTCTATCGTAGGATAAGAATCAGATGCATCATCTGGGTCAGCTGTTATCGTGACTCCATCAGTACCTTTACTATTCAAGAAGATAGCTGCATCATCTTGAGGTTGTATTGTTAAAGGTATTCCTGAAGGGTCGCCTGCTTCCGTTGAGCTTACTGGTGAACCCATTACAAACTTATACCAAAGTCCATCATTGGCAGAAGTTATAGTAGGCAAGTCAAATGACTTTCCACCCTGATCAGACGAAGTTGCGATAAATGTAGACCCACCCTCAGCTGTTGTAATCGTATCAGGTGTATCCGCTTCTTCTGTCATAGCACCTGAGTTTACTCGGTCAGCATATATCACCGAGAACTCATTGCCAGTCTGCCCACAACTAATACCACCATCGGTTGTAGGGTAAATCGCGGAATCATCTATAGTGATATTATCATCCTTATAGGTGGTTCCTGCACTCGCCCAAGGTGAAAAACTAAGCACCATAAACAGGGCAAGGATTAAAACAAGTGTTTTTTTCATCGTGTTCTCCTTTTTCCTGTTTAAGCTATTCCGGTTGATCCGAACAAACCGCGCCAATCTTTAACGCCTGCTTCAGCATGAAGCCAACCGTCAAAGTAGTATCTCTGCCTTAGGTTATCAATCCAGCTTGCAAAGTTCAAACCAGCTGTGTTTCTGATCAGCTTTAAATTCTCTACATTCGGATAGATGATATACCATGCAGTATCAGAACCGCCTAATGCCGCGTCTAAGAATGCCCACTCTACTGGTTCGTATTTACCTGAATAGACATTGATATCGCGTGTAGTAACGCCTGGTCTTTCTGTTGCTCTGTCGCTTAATACTCTTGCTACCGGGCCTCTAAGAGCTGATGGGAACACCAACTTAGGCTTACCTGCAAAGGTAACCATAGGAAGGCCATCAAGGTCATAGAAGTTAGCGCTTATCTGCTGTTCTGCGTCCTCAAGTGCATCATGAGAAAACGCGCCAGAAAGCAAGTTGTCGTAAGTCGTACCAGTTTCTTCAGGGTTCTTGTAATGAGCGTCATAGAATGTATAAAGCGCATCTGAACCGGCTGTGGTGAAACCGTTTATCAATATACCAGCAGTCTGCAACTCAAGTCTTGCAGGGCCGCCTCTACCTAATGCTGATGCCTTCGTGAGCTTAGACTGCAAGGAAGCATACTCCATCTGGTCGTTTACTTCATAAGTTACATAGAAGTATTTACGATACTTAACCGGAGTGATTGTTCCCTCATAGCCCATCACGAAGTGGTCAAGTCCTTCGTCAGAATCTTCGTCCACTTCTTCCCAAGCACCTAACCCTGATATTGCGTTATACTTAAAGTCTTTTGTCGGGTCAACTACTACATCAAAGACTTTAGGATGCTGCACATCTACTGCTCCATACGCTATCTGTACAAATTCATCATAGATAGGCGTAAAAAGATCGAGTAATTCATTTCTAGTCATGTTTTTTGCCTCCTGTTAGTTACTGTTTAGCTTTCTGTTACTACTAATCCAAAATGCCCAATAGCGTATCCATAGGTGTTAGCTGCTATCGCTAATGCACATATGTCTATTGCTGTTACAAAAAACGCCGATCCGGTTGTTACTGTGTCAGATATATCTAGGTCATCATTGTTTTCTAAGTCAATCTTTGACCCTATCGCTGTCTGAGCTATTTCCGCGTTAGCCGCTACTGGTGCAATATAAAGTGTCTTACTATCTATAGGATAATATGCGCACTCTAATGTAGCGCTTCCGCCTGAATTATCACAATCCTCTGCCGCTATGCCCATAAGAGTTGCTGAATCAAGAGCCGTAGTAGCGTTTGTCAATAAGCCTGAACCATTGTCGTGCAATACATCGCCCTTTACGATAGTAACTGTTGCGGCAATGCAAGAACGTCTGGCTGGCGGCTCATTTATGGGTATAAACCCATTAGCCTGATACCTTCTGCCTTCTCCACTCATGTTAATCTCCTTTGGTTATCTACTGCTTATAGTAGTTTGCTCACTAGCTCCATAAGAGCCTGAGTCCTGTTCGTTTATGGAATTTAGATTAAGTTTAACTTCAGGGGGGATATCATTTACATCTCTTGTGCCGTGACCATAACCACATTGAGGACAAACCTCTGGCTTGCCATCAGATGGTAAGTAACGTATATTACCTTTGCATCTTCCGCATTTATAGAATACGCATTTTCTTTTACTTTTTAGATCCGGCATTTATCCCCTTAGAAGTTCTAAACTTTTCAACTGCTGAGTCTATGTTCTTCTGGGGAGCGTTGTTTTTCTTCATCACGGATACTATCTGCTCTTCCGACTCGGATAGCTTTTCTTTAGTTATCCTGGCTCTGGGAACAGATGAGCCTATACCTTCGTCAGAGTTCATGGCGGCTAATTCAGCGGACATTTCTTCTATCTTTTGGGTCAACTCATCAATCTTGGATTGTTCACCTGTTTTACCAAGTCTTTTTTCCATTTCAGCTATTGCTAATTCAGGGCCATTCTCAGAGGTAAGATACTTAGAATCGCTTTTGGCGATTTCCGTAAATAACCTAAACTTCTCATTCTCTTTCATAATAGTCTCGGTTATTTCCTTTTCGGACATACCTTGAGCCCTTAATTCCTGACCTCTTACTTTTACATCTAAATCAGGGTGTTTAGCAATAACCCTTTTGAGCGACTCTTTCTGTTCTTCTATGAACTCAGAAGCAACATCCTGTCTTGATAGTCTATCCTTGTCTACCTTAGCTTCTTCTTTCCTGCGAGCTCTACGCTCTACCATCCACTCTGTCGCTGCAGCTAAATCATCAATAACCCATTCGTCTAATTCTTCTTTAGACATCTCCCGGCGTTGTTCTCTGGGCTTCTCTTGGTCAACTT